CGGACACACTTTGAAGGGCTTAAAGCGTAAAGAACTAGAATATAACATTTCCACAATACTTAGGTACGGAGAACAATATGGCACAATTTATAGACGAACGTGAAGAAGAAATTGAATTAGAAGAGGGTGAAGAACTAGAGAACTTTGAAGAGTCTGAAGAGCAATCAGAAGACCAACCAGATAATGCTTTTGTAGAAGATGAACCTGAAGATGATATTCCAGACAAATACCGAAATAAAGATCCTAAAGACATTATTGCTATGCACCAGAATGCTGAAAAGCTATTAGGCAAGCAATCACAAGAAGTAGGTGAATTACGTAAGGTAGTGGACGATTTTATCCAAGCGCAAACCGTCACACAACAAGAACAAAGCCCAGCTAGTACGGACGAAGATGACGATTTAGACTTCTTTGAAAACCCTAAAAGCGCAGTTCAAAAGATGTTAGACAACCATCCATCAGTTAAACAAGCTCAAGCTATGGCAGCAAACATTAAGAAACAGGAAACTGTTGCTATGTTGAAAGCTAATTTTCCCAACTACAGTAGTATCATTTCAGACCCAGCATTTGGAGAATGGGTTGGTAAGAGTAAAGTTCGTTCTGCGTTATTACAACAAGCAGACAAGCAATACAATTACGATGCGGCTGAAGAGCTATTTAGTTTATGGCAAGACCGTCAAGGTATGGTTGAACAAGCTGTAAAGTCTGAGAAGACTGCCCGTAAATCGGCAGTTAAAACAGCATCTACAGGAAGCGCAAAAGGTTCAGGAGAAAGGTCAAGTCGTAAGATTTACAGACGTGCTGACATTATTGAACTCATGCAGAAAGACCCTAACCGTTATGCAGCACTTGCTGAAGAGATTCGACAAGCCTATGCAGATGGTAGAGTTAAGTAAACAAACATTATTTTAATTATTTAAGGAAATTTATATTATGGCAAATTTAACGCCAAGCACAAGTAATACAGTAACTAAAGCAAATGCAGGCAGTAAGTTTATTCCAGAGCTATGGAGTGACGAAGTTGTTGCAGCTTATAAGAATAGTTTAGTTCTAGCGAACCTAGCTAACAAGATGCCTATGAAAGGTAAGAAGGGTGATACTTTACATATCCCTAAACCTACTCGTGGTGCTGCTTCAGCTAAGACAGCTGCTGATACAGTTACTATTCAGCAAACAGTAAACGATGAAGTATTAATTGTTGTGAATCAGCATTTCGAATACTCACGTTTAATCGAAGATATTGTAGAAGTACAAGCAATGGATTCTTTACGTAAGTTCTACACAGACGATGCAGGTTATGCTTTAGGTAAGCAGGTTGATACAGCCTTGTTTGGCCTTGGTAAATCTTTAGGCGATGGTGATGGTTCTTCTTGGGTACATTCTGGTTCTTACCAGTTTAATACAAGTACAGGTGCTTCAGAAGCTTATGATGCTGATGGTGCTTCTGATGTAGGTGGTTTTAACGATAAAGGTTTCCGTGACCTTATCCAGAAGCTTGATGACTCAGACGTACCTATGGATAACCGTTGTTTAGTTATACCTCCTTCTGCTGTTAATGAGATACGTGGTATTGAGCGTTACAACTCATCAGACTTTGTAGATGGTCGTTCAGTTAACACTGGTAAGATTGGTAGTTTATATGGTATTGACATCTTTGTTTCTACTAACTGTCCTATCTTAGAGACAGGTGTTAAAGGTGGTTTGTTACTACATAAAGATGCTTTTGTCTTTGCAGAGCAAATGGGCGTTCGTTCACAAACTCAATATAAGCAAGAGTTCTTAGCAACCCTTTACACTGCTGACACGTTATACGGTATTAAAGTATTACGTCCAGAAGCAGGTTTTGTAATTGCTTTACCTGCCTAGTTAGTATTATTTTTAAGGGCTTTTCTAGAGAGTCCTTTATAAATAAGTCTTTCAAAGGAGCTAGTTAATTGAAAAAACAAGTAAGGAAAACCTATGGATGAGTCTAGGTTCGATAGAATAGAAACAAAAATAGACAAGCTAACAGAAGTTGTTTCAGCAGTCGTACGTGTAGAAGAACAACTACTCGCTAATAATAAGAGAGTTGATAGAATAGAACAACGTAACGATACACTAGGAGCTGAACTAGACCTATTAAGTAAAGCTGTTGCCAATAATTCAGGGACTGTTAAATTTGCTGATAAGTTATTTTGGATAGTGTTAGGCGGTGTCATAGGGTTTTTAAGTTGGTTAGCTAGAGCAGGAGTGAGTGGGTGATGTTTAAGACAATAAAAAATGCAAT